CCGAGATCAATCACGTGTATAAATATAAAGATGCGAAAGCTATTAACTATACTTTTTTACACTTAAACTTAACGGCGAGTATTCTATCTCTCGTTTATTCGTTTTATTACGATATTATTCCGATGACTATAACAAACGTTGCGGCGACTCTTTTCTCATTACTCATGTACTACTTCAAATGGAAATTCGAGCTTAAAGAAATAAACCAAGTAAATGATATACCCGCTCCTATAGTGTAGTTGGTCAACACAGGGGACTTTGAATCCCCTACCCCAGGTTCGAGTCCTGGTGGGAGCTTATTCGGGTGGAGAGAGGGGTCGATGTCCACGACTTTTGGGGTCTAATTTTGAACTAAGGGCATCGACAAAGGCCAACTCTAACTCAAAGCTCGAATAACCGTGATTACATGGTAGGCGAGTGCCTTTTTAGGATACCCCACACTTCGTACCCATTAATCACAAACCGGATCATATGTGGGAGACTTATAAGACTGTTCACCTTAAGAGGCTCCCAGAACACGCATATGTGATGACCCTTACCCTCTCTTAGCTCAGTCGGTAGAGCTGTGGACTGTAGTTCCAATGGTCACTAGTTCGATTCTAGTAGAGAGGACCCATTCCTCTGTAGCTCAGTTGGTAGAGCGACAGGCTGTTAACCTGTAGGTCGTCGGTTCAAACCCGGCCGGAGGAGACCCACACCTTTTACATGCGAAACCCGGATGTAAAAGATGTTTGCTAATTATAGATGACCGATACGAATCACCACGTACTCACAGGAAAGGTTGATATTACCAGTAACCTACTGGTAGGCTCTTCCCACCTATTTGTCGATACCAATAACAATCGTGTAGGACTCGTCACCACAAACCCCGAGGCAGGTTTACACGTAAACAGTAATGCCTACGTAAACACGGATTTACGTGTGGGACCCGCGGGTGTGAATCAAGTCGTAATAAACGCAACAGCTGGACGTGTGAAAGCAGGATCATTTGAAGGTGATGGCTCTTTATTAGAGAATATACCAGCGGGTGCGGATGGAGCCGCCGCTACGATAGCCGTCGGAACGACGACACCTGGGCCGGTGGGAACAACAACCGCATCCGTGACTAATTCTGGTACGAGTTCCGCTGCCGTTTTTGATTTTGTTATTCCGAGGGGTGAGCAGGGAATTCAAGGAAATCCAGGTAACGATGGGGCTGACGGAGCTGACGGTTCTAATGGTGCTGACGGAGCTGATGGGGCGCCTGGCACTGACGGAGCTGACGGAGCTGACGGAGCTGGATACTGGTCTAAAGATACTAACGACCACTTAACATATGACCCAGATACAGGCGTTGTAGGGCAAACTACCATATTTCCTAATGGTGGTATATTCACGAAAAGAAACGACACGGGTGCTATGTTTCAAGCTAATTGCGACGAGCTTGGAACTGACCAATACAATTACATACTAAACGCCCCGAGACCAGGCACAAATACGGGTGGTGCTACCCATTTTATAAATGGTTCTACAAGACCGGGACCAGATTTTAGTCAAGAAGCAAGTAAGTATGTGATACGAAATGATAATGGTATCCTACAAATTGGACACCCGAGCCACAATACCGAAGTCTATAGTCCAAACTTGAATGTTATTGGTGGATTATACGATACAAAGTTTAAATTAAAAAATGGAGGAACGATATGTAGAGAATACACTACTGGTGCTGGGGACCTCGGTGCTGGGCTTCACTTCACGGAAAACGCGTTTTTCCCCACCGATAAAGATGGAAACCTTAGTAATGGTGTTGTTAATTTGGGTTCGGAAAGTAATAGGTTTAATAGTTTATGGGCTAGAGATAGCGTTTATGTGAGTGATTATCATGAACACGGAGGGTCTAACTTCTTTGGGAAACGCCACACAGCTATTAACGGGATATTAGCAGGGATGGAGATTGAAAATACAACATTAGGTGGAAACTACTCTCAAAAAGTTCACCTAAGAAGCCATCATTATGGAGTATCTCACGGACGGAGATTGACTGTTACCGAAAATGGTAATGTGGGCCTGGGCACTGAATCTCCCAGTTACAAGCTGCACGTGTCGGCAGGGAACGATTCTATTACATTTTACGGACCTAATTCATCGTGGGGCGGTTATTTAGCTGTAGGAGCTGCCAATAATAAAACCAGCTGGGCTTCGAGCGTGACAGCGCAGTGTATATCAACTAATGGTAATTTACATTTGGACGCTGGATATAACCGCGACATTTATATGAATTATTACAATGGTACTTATATAAGACATCATGGTTCGGGTGTATATTCTGACGATAGATTGAAAAGTGAAGAAGAATTGATTACTAATGCAACTGATACACTTCTGAAACTTAGTCCCCAAAAATATTTGAAGAGGCGTACGCTTCGAGAAGATGAACATCGGGATCCAATCATTGAAACAGGTCTCATGGCTCAAGATGTGTGGTATGATGCTCCAGAACTGAGACATCTGGTTCATCTGGGCGCTGATGCTAACCCGGTCGACACTAAACCAGTTGCACCTATAGATGGAGACATTCAACAAGATCCCGATTATTCGAGTTGGGGACCTAACGAAGCATGTGTTAACTATGATGGTCTCATAGCATACCTCATCAAATCTAATCAGGAAATTCACGAAGAACTCCAATCCGAAAAGAATAAAGTCGCGACGATGGAACTGTTAGTCGCATCCCTCGTCAAACGTGTCGGTGATCTCGAAAATCTAGTGATTTAAAGAAAAAGCGCTTTCATAAAGTACAAAATGTCTTGCATCGCCACTCTCAGGCCCGCCATTACCACCCCCATTCAATCCAAGTTCAGGGTTAAGTCCCGCAATGTCCGCACCGTAGTGCGGGCGACTAAGGAGGGGTCTCGTTTCGTAAAGATCGATCGCCCTAACGATTTTCTAGCGGTCGCAGAGCGTGTTAACGGTCGCGCCGCTATGATCGGATTCACCTCCGCGGTGGTCGATGAAGTCATGACTGGTAACCCTATCAGCGCACAGTTCCATGATAACATCGGACTCTCCATCGCCGTCGCATCCTTGGTTTTCCTCGGCACCGCCGCTAACCCGGAGGATGAGGGATACGTTCAGGGACCTTGGAAGCCTGAGACCGAGCTCGTCAACGGTCGACTCGCGATGATCGGAATTCTTTCACTCATTCTCACAGAATCTATTCATCCACAGGTCCCATTGTTTTGAGCTTAAAAATAAAAACTCAGTATAATATAAAATGTCAGGTGGAATTGCCCAACTCGTCGCCATTGGTGCCCAAGATGCCCATATCGTAGGGAAACCCGAGGTATCATTTTTTAGGTCTAACTACAAACGTCATACAAACTTCGCCCAAACTGTTGAGAAGCAGGTTATCCAGGGCAACCCCTCTAATGGTGGTATGTCCACCGTTCGTTTCGAGCGCAAGGGTGATCTCGTAGGCTACGTCTACATAACTAACCGTACCCCGCGGAACAACCCCCCGAATGTTTGGCGAGGAGAAATTGAGAAGGTAGAATTAATCGTGGGTGGTCAGATTATTGATACTCAGACCTCCGAGTTCTCTCAAAATATCGCCCCCGCGATGCTCGCACAAACGTATTCCAAGTCTCTTCCTGGTGCGTCTGATAATTTGTCGAGTTTTTTCCCTCTTCGTTTCAGCTTTTGTGAGAATGCACAATCTGCCCTTCCTCTAGTGGCTTTACAATATCACGATGTAGAGATTCGCATTAGGTGGGCTACTCCTCACAGTAATATGGATTATGAGGTTCATGCGCAGTTCATTTACCTCGACACTGATGAGCGTACCACTCTCGCGAACACACCCCAGAACATGCTCATAACCCAAACTCAAAAGATGATCAAATCTGGTAGCGCTACCCAGGAACTCTCTTTTAACCACCCAGTTAAGTTTTTAGCATCACATGATGAAAATGGTGGTGGTCTTGATTTCCGGAACGGTAATGTCAAGCTTCAGATCAACGGTACTGATGTCGGTGACGCGAAGCATGCTTCGAACTACACATCTACTTCTCTCTACTATCACACCCCTTTTTACAAGCTCAATAGTCAAATCGCTCATCATTTCCTCTACCCCTTCTGCTTAGATACCGCTAAGCTCCAGCCCACGGGCAGTTTAAATTTCAGTCGTATTGATAGCGCTCGTCTTCTCTCTGATGCTGGTAGTTTCACCACTGATATATATGCGGTTAACTATAACATATTACGCATAGAAAATGGAATGGCCGGCTTGTTATATAGTAATTAAATCCTAATTAATAGTAAATGTTAGTCTTTTTATTTTTATTGGCTTTCGTTTTTATGATCACCTACGATCCTAAATCTGGAACTCTTAATCAATACATTCCCACACAGAACGCTCCGTGTAAAGACGGACACTATAATGAAATTCAATTCGCTCAGCACGGATACGAGTGCCCCAGGAACGATAAAGTAGCTATGGGCGCGATTGTTAGTGCTTAAAAAAAAGAATACTTAAAATACCATAATGTTTGCTTTTGATCGTGAAACCGCAACCATCGTCGCCGCAGTATTATGTTTAGTTGCGACCCTCTACATCTACAATGAATTCAAAAAGAATAGGCAAGATATGGAGGAGTTTAAGAACACCGTCAACGAGAAGCAGCGTCCCGTCATCGTGGAGCGCCCCTCCCGTATCCAACTCGTCAAGGCTCCCGTAGAAAAGCCGTCTCCCATCGGTAAGGAGGAACCCGTGAAAATCCCTGTTGAGGAATCGAGCGAATAAACTTATCAGGGGATTATAGAGTGCTATGAGCAATGAAGAAACATAAAGCCATCGCCATACCAGTGTCATTTCATGATGGCACTGCGAGATTCCTAACAGTGAGAGATAAAAGATTTAAAGAGTGGATATTCGTCACCGGAGGGTGTAGACGAAGAGAGATATTTAACCCGTTGCGTACAGCTTTACGGGAACTAGAAGAAGAAACAAGAGGAGTCGTATCTTTAAAAAAGTGTGATTATACGCATTATTCATTTACGGTTAAAGAAAGTCCAACCGTAGATTTAGAATATAACGTATTCATATTTTTTGTAAATTATTCCAGGACCGATCAACAAGAATTAATACGACGTTTTAACGAAGAAAAGCATAAGATGCATACAAAAAAGATTAATATGAAACGTACATACGATGAAAATGATTTCATGAGTTTTGACACTTTACAAGAATTCAATGGGAGACGTAGATGGGATAGGATAGTCAAAAATGTCGTACGTAATCCAGAGTTCTATACGTGCGTGTCTTCTCTCAATAGAAAATCGTTTGCTATTAAATAATGAAGTCTAAGAACTACATTCTTAAGCAAATCAAAGATATACTCATAGATCATAAATCGTATATGGAAGATAAAGCTGAGAAATATATTGAAGAAATTAAAACTAAAACTGTATACGAACTTTTAGTTTTAAAGAAACAACTCGTGACCGAAGATGAAGAATTTATAGATGTTTCGTATCGTCGATCGATTTGGCACGAAGAAGAAGATTAAAAAATTAAGTACAATATAACGTAAGTATGTTTAAGTCGTGGTGTAGACGACAAGGATTTTGCAATGGATCCAATCTATCACACGTGCTCATGGATGGTGGAATACTATCCGTCCCGTTTGATAAATTGAATGAATTTTATGACATGTACATCAAAGCTGTACAAAGTGGTGAAAAGATATACGTCGTCGAACAAAAGACGGATACGTATAATTTTTTCGTAGATTTAGACTATAAAAGTGATGAACATTTAACATTTGAACATTTAAAAGAAGTTTCTAGGGCTATTTGTGATCGTGTTGCATTTTTTGGGGGTAAAAATGCGTTAATTTCTATAGCCGAACCAAAGGAAGTTGGGAAGCAAATTAAACATGGCATCCATATTAACTGGCCCAAATTTGTAGTCGACAGTGGTTCTGCCATGGCCTTACACTCACATATAGTATCGACTTTAGATATTCTTTTCCCGGGAAGAATGTGGAAAGATATAGTGGATACCGCGGTGTATGGAAATGGGAAAAGAAATACGAAAGGAAGTGGATTTCGTATGCCTTGGTCTCATAAAAAGGCAAAACATGAAGCGTGTGAGGGTCGAGGGTGTGAAGGGTGTGATAAAGGTAAAGTCACACAAGGAGAATATAAACCTGTCATGTTATACATACAAGAATCTAAAAAGTTGGAATATATTTTTGATCAAGATCCGTGTATAGAACTTTTACATATGGCTACATTGCGCACACAAAATAAAAATCATGTGGTCGTAGAGGGTTCTGTACGGGAAGAAGGATCTTTCGATATTAAAGATACGAAAGATATTTTTACAGATTACGAAACCACAGATCATATAAATTCTTTTATTCGTAAAAACATGGATGGTCAAGATAAATCAGAAATTGTTAAAATATATAAACGTGAAAAAACATATCTCGTATCGTCGACATCTAAATATTGTGAAAATTTAGGACGTTCCCATGCTTCCAATCATGTATGGTTCTTAATAGAAGGTGATATGATTTATCAAAAATGTTTTTGTACATGCGAAACCATGAAAGGTAGAAAGTATGGATATTGTAAAAATTTTGGTGGTAGAAGACACGCACTTCCGGATAAAATTTATAAAACCTTGTATCCCAATGGGTATAAAGCTCTTACATTTTGTCAACCTATACCTAAATCTGATGAATCGAATGGGGAATCTCTCGTCGATATGTTATCTAATTTTATTAAAAAATATATAATCAAGGAAGAAATCAAAGTCATTTCCATAAATAAAAAAAGTAAAAAAATGCATATCATAAATACAAATGCATCTTGTCCGGGGTGTAAAAAACAAAAATTACAATTCAGGATAAAACAAAATTCTGTTATGGAACAATTATGTGATTGTAAAACTCGCTCACATAATCTTCTCGATAAAATAGTAAGAGCGCTATAACATGATATTCTTGTTATTCGTAATATTGTTTTTTATAATTGTTACCAACATAACAAAAGTTAAAAGTAGTCCAGTGTATCTGGAAAGTTTAATAAAAGAAACACATAAATATTCTGGTATACACCCAGATCTGTACGGTTCATTTTTAACCAACATGAACATGGCTAAAGATAACATGGAACATGTGTTCGAAGCTCGAGAATACACAGAACTCGCTGTAAAAGATCTTAACGAAATGGCGTTGTACTTCATAGATATAGATCCAGATACACAGGATGAAATAGCAAGTTTAGGTGATAAAATACTAAAGGAAACAGAACGATTACTCGTTGAAGAAGCGAACAATCGTACTATCGTTTTTAGGCCTAAATATATTTAAAAGGGATTGTACAATGTATAATTACGAATGACAACCCGCGTAACTCGTTCAGGACGCATTTCTAAAAAACCCACCCGGTTAGAGCCTACGGAGCGACCCATAGATGATTTTTCGGATGGTGAGTATGATTCAGATTACGATGAAAACGATACAGATATATGTGAAACAGAAGATGAAGATTTTAGTTCCGATGAAGATGAAGATGCGGATGATAATGGTAATTTAGCCGGATTTGTCGTAGATGATGATGAGGAAAGTGATGAGGAAAGTGAGGCTTAAAAAAATAGACTTTTAATACATATATGGATACGGATATAGGTAATCCCATAGAATATAATCCAACTATGGATGACAAAGATAATGATTCTAGTCAGATAGATCCGCAATATTTTTATTCACAACCACCACCCACCATGATGCCACCACCTTACCCTATGATGGATGAACCTCACAAAGTAGATTTATTCGCGTCTTTGGATAAGAACGTGTACATCATTATATTTGTTTCTTTCATTCTTGGATTTTTTATGGGAAAGACACAACAACCAATCGTTCTCAGACCGGTGTAAGCCATGTTTGATCGTCAGGAAGATTCGCAGATCTAAACTCTCCTATATCTTCCGACTTCTTAGGCTGTACTACGAATCTATTTCTTCCAGTCGTATCTTTTTCAGTATCCCTAAATACACTAAGAGCTGTAACTTCTACATCTGTTAATGTGTTTGAAAATATTTCATTTCTTTTCAAAAAAAGGTACATTAAGTATAAAATTATAACACACGCGATTATGTATGTGAGAATCATCTTATTAAAAACTAAGATTTTTTTTAATAAGATGTTTTTTAAAATTTATTTTTTATTTACTCAACCTTTGCCTCGGCCTCAGCCTCTGGTTCTTCTGCGATAGCCTGTTGTTCTTCCCTCTCCTTCTGCCTTTGCTTTATCTCTTCGGCTATGATCACATCAGCTTCCTTCACGAGATCCTCCATAGGAGTATCAGGCTTCTCGAGTTTAAGTTTTTCGATGATATCGGCGGGATGACTGATCGGCTCTTCATCGGGGCGGTTATAATATTGAGAGTTCTCATCTCCGGGCTTGTAGAAACCATTACCCTTATCGATCATATCACGCTTACGCTCGCTAAACATTTTGGCTGCCATCTTCTGATTATCAGCATACCCACTCATAAGCTCTTCGAGTTTGTCGTTGGTATAGTGTACGTCATCAATCTTCGTATTGTCGGGTGGGATGAGTAGCCACTTATACATATCAACTACGTAAATGTCAAATGTACTATCTTCCTTCTGAAGACGCTTTGCGTGATTCGCCGCCTCGTCGCGGGTAGAAAAACATCCTCGAATCTTAATTCCAAACTTTTCATTTTTCTGTGGACACTCCGGTCCTACGATACTAAGGCACGCGAACAATTGACCAGGTACCGTGGTGAAATCTTGTTCAAGAGACATTATATCTTATTGTGGCGTTTTACCTTTAAGTAATCAAACTTAGAGTTAAAAAAGTATAATTTATCATGGAAAATCTTCGCCGTGTTCACAACGACGAAAAGAGAGAACTGATATCGAGAGTCACTCGAAAGGGTGATAGTATACTGGATGTTGGGTGTGGGTTTGGTGGTGATTTGAAAAAGTGGGAGAATGTTGGCGCCAATATAAACATGTGTGAACCTAACGAAGAAGCTTTACAAGAAGCTAAACAACGAGCAAAAAATATGAAAATACGTGTCAATTTTTATTTGGGAGATATACATGCTACACCTGTGAGAAAACATGATGTCATATGCTACAATTTTGCACTTCATTATATTTTCCAATCGAAAGATTTATTTTTATCAACGATGCGAGAAATTAAAAAAAGATTAAAACCGGGTGGAAGATTTGTAGGTATACTTCCAGATTCTCACACTATGATTTTTAAAACACCTTATCAAGATGATTTGGGAAATTTTTTCAAAATGCAAGAAACTAGTAATGGTGCTTTCGGTGAAAAACTTTTTGTACATTTAGCCGATACACCTTATTACGCAGATGGACCTAAATCTGAACCCTTAGCACATAAGGATATATTAGTTTCACATCTAGAAAATGAAGGGTTTACATTAGATTTATGGGAGGGTTTAAAGGGACACCCGATATCAGAATTGTACAGTAAATTTATATTGGTATATAAAAATGCTGGCCGTGGTATTACTACTGGTGATCAGCGCTCTTATAGTTAAAAACATACACGAAGACGAGAGGGTTGTAGAAGTTAAAGCGAAGTATAAAAAGCTCAGGGAACATTTAATAAATACACACGAAGAAGACTTTAAGAAAATTTATCAACCAAAACCACTCGTCATTAAACATAAACGGAATAAAACACCAGGATACAATACCAACAAAGGGTCTGAGATAGGATTATGTCTTGATGGAACTGTTAACGATATGTTTCACGTACTCTTACACGAACTCGTACATTGTGTAGTAGAAGAATATTCGCATAGCGAAGAATTTTGGAACAAATTTGCGAAATTGACCAATATTGCTGTTCAGATAGGGGTGTACACAAAAATATCAGAACAGAAAGAATTTTGCGGATCGCACGTCATCGATAAATAATATCATATACTTATAAATGTCAAGTGTTATTGATGGTGCTGTGACGGTACCACTAGCCAGGTTTACGATGTCCATTCTTATATGGATGCTTTTACTGTTCAGCATACCTCTCATGCGTTTAGAATGGAAATACTGGGCTAACATGTCCATGTTAACCGTTATCCTACCAATGTTGATATGGTGGCTCGGTAATCATAGCATTTTCTTGAGTGCTAAAACTGGAACCGTGTTCATGGTTTCAGCCTTTTCTGTCCTGTTTATGATTCTACTGACTGAAGGTTTTAGGTGGGCTAAATTAAAGAAGTACCTGAAAGAGTATGGTAAAGATCCTAAGGATACTGCCGTAGCAACGTTGATAGTAACGGGTGCTATGGTAGTTGGTGCTGGGGTTGCGTACATATCTCAGAGTGGGGATGTACTTCGATTTTAAAAATAACGTCGCGCGAAATAGAAAATTACAGCAGCGACAAGCCCCGTAGAGGCTAACCCTACAAAGCTTCGGTTACCCTGTGCGTTTACAAATTGAGGAATGGTGGTTGCGAGTTTATCCTGGACAGGCTTGCTCACGGCGGCTGAGCAGGCGACCGCAACGATGAGAGCCTGCATCTGATCATCGGTGAGATCTAAGGGGTTCCTTTTCTTAGAATCCGAACCCTCGTTTCCAGCGGTTTGGGAAACCATAGCGGGGGGTTGAGCCATCATCTGCTGCTGAACCACACGAGGGTCCATAGCCATCATAGGCGCATCTAAACTATCCTGGGACTGTCCCATAATATCGGCGATCGGTGTAGAATCCATGGTTTCTTTACTTTGTAGTATATTTTTTTCAGGCGAATTTTCCACAAATGTAGTACTGTTATTTATAGGAACCATCCCGTCGGTGGGATCAGATAAATTTAACGTAGGAATATTAGCCGACATTTAATAGTGAACAATGTTTTCTAATAAATAATTTTTCGCGCTCACCTAGTTTTAGTAATTTTAATGGGGGTACTCTTTTTTGCCTGTTTAAGACTATTGGCTGCGCTCCCACCTTTAGGATTGAACATCTTTTTATGCGTATTCCAATATTCTGGAGCCCCAACCTTAAAATTTTTTCGTAATTTTGCTTTATACCAAAATACACAATCTTCTATCTTGTTACTTTTACTGGTGTTATCCAAAACAATACATTCATAATTTTCGGTACACGCATCCATGACCTTATTAAACATATCAAAATTTGGGAAAATACCAAAAAAGGATTTGTAAAGCTTCTCTCTATTCTGAATGATGTTCTCCCTGAGAATAAATACATAATCCACATTAGCGCGAAGTGCTGGTGGAAGGTCCATACAATACTGCATCGTCAACATGAAGAAGATTTTCCAGTGTCGACCATTCATAAAACACTGCCTGATACATGTATCGCGCATGAATTTGTTATCATACATACAATCGTCCAATAATAAGAATGCACCACAATTTGATTTACCCGCTCCCACGAGTTTCCTCTGTCTTTCCATAACACGTTCTATGGCATCCCTGTCATAATCTCCGTAAATGAAAAGATCTGGAACATATTGTTGATAATAGTGATTACCTTCTTCAGTCGCAGACAAAACTATTCCAGCTGGTAAATGTTTCTTG